AATTAATTTCATAAATAGGCACAAAAGCGCTTGTAATTCATATCTACATGAATTAATATTACTACATGGACAGACGGAATTGCCGACAGTCCCAACAAAAATAACAGGAGATTCAAAATGAAAACAGAACGAACTTTAATTAACACTTTAGACGTTGACCGACTCGGCGAGCTTACTAAGCAAATGGCTGCTCTTAAAAAAGAAGCTGATGCAATCAAAGATAACCTCAAAGATTTTTGCAATGCCAACAACGTCAAAAAAGTCGAAGGCGCACTTTGCACCGCAACCTATGTTGAGGCCAATCGCAAAGTTGTTGACTACAAAACTTTGTGCGCTGATATCGGCGTCGATTCAGACACACTTGGCAAGTACACAACACACAATGCTATCTTTAGCATCAAATTGTCATGAAGCATAACGAGCAAATGCAAAAGATGCGTGAAGCTGTTGCCCAGACCACTGGTCAGCGGCATTGCGCGTATTGCAACCAGTATCGACCGCTTGAGGGCGGTCGGTGGAGATTAACTAAAACAGCTAAGAAGTGGATGTGTATCCGCTGCGTTGACATCAGGAGATCAAAATGATTGTAATTAAAGTTAATTTACTATTTTTAGCAATGGCGGCTGACCGTGAACACGCCATCCCAGAAATTTTAAAAGTCGATGGCAAGTGGGCATTGATTACTCGTGACAACAAAGAACTGCCTGATCTGCTCGAGTACGCCGAGTATCACGCCGAGCAAGAAGATGCTCCGTTTGATTCTTATGCCCGAGAGATGCATCGAGAGGCTAGAACTTTTGTAGACATCGTGACACCAGTGATGGTTGAGAAATGGGAGAATGCAGAATGATTGAAAAGTGGCTACACGTTATTACCAACTTATTGTTGGTGCTAGTCGGTACCGTAATCGCATTGTTGCTTTTATGTATACTGTGGTTGCAACTTGACGAACGGATCGCACAAAATGAAACTCAAAAAATTTACGCCAGTGGACAACGAATCGAAAACCATTGTATTCCTGATATCTACGTCCGGCGCGGATCCGAGCATGACTGTGCTTGATTGCGTGATTAATGACTCTGGCGTGTTTGTTGTTGAGGCTGACGGTGAGTCGGTGGTTGTTGAGGACATCGGCGAACACTTTCCATTGCTCGACATGGGCAGCCCGTCACATCGCGATGAGGCGTTTTTTGAGTACGAAAGCATATTAGTAGAGTCTGGCGGATATATACCTATACCTGACAAACTCTGTTAATATAACTAACTGGCGAACTGATTTCAGACCGCCATAACATTAGAGGAGGCCATATGGCTATTGAAGTGCAAAGCACGTCGGATGTTTCGACGACATATATAAAACTGTTGGTGTACGGGCAGGCTGGCGCAGGTAAAACTACGCTGATCAAAACGTTACCAAATCCAATTATCTGTTCTGCCGAGGGCGGATTACTTAGCATCAAGGATGCAGATCTACCGTTTATCAAAGTTGGATCGATGACTGATCTGCGCGATGCGTACCTCTGGCTCGTTGACAATGGATCGAAGTACGAATCTGTTGCGCTCGATTCAATCTCTGAGATTGCCGAGGTCGTCTTGAACCACGAGAAAAAGCAGGCTAAAGACCCACGCCAGGCGTACGGTGCTATGCAGGAGCAGATGACGGACTTGATCCGTGCGTTCCGAGATCTACCGATGCACGTTTACATGACCGCCAAGCTAGAAAAGATGACGGATGAGACGGGCAAGATTTTGTACGCCCCGAGTATGCCCGGCAACAAAACCGGTCAGCAGCTCCCGTACTTTTTCGATGAGCTGTTAGCTCTGCGCGTTGAGAAAGATTCGGATGGCAACATCTGGCACGGGCTGAAATGCAAGGGCGATTCTGCATGGCAGGCTAAGGATCGTTCCGGTGCGCTCGAGGAATGGGAAGAGCCGGATCTTGGAAAGTTAATTAAAAAGATTGGAGGTGCGTAATGGAAAGTGTACGACTACAACGCGTGTCCCGAGAATGGATTAAGGCCAAAGAAACTGAGCGCAAGGCCGTAGAGACACGTCGTAAGCTGGAAGATGAAATGAAAGCAATGTTAAAGATCGACGATCAAAGAGACGGCACTACTCGTGTCATAGATGGCGATCTATCGGTCAAGATAACGACCAGACTTAATCGCAAGATTGATTCTGGAAAGCTACAAGATCTGGCAGAAGAGCATGGCCTGTCAGATCACCTGAGCACTTTGTTTAGATGGAAGCCAGAACTCGATATGAAGAGCTGGCGGAACGCTGACGAGAGCATTACCAAACCTCTGTTAGACGCCATAACAACGACGCCGAGCAGACCATCATTTGCAATCACAAACGAAAAAGGAAAATAAACATGGATCTAGAATTTGATAACCACGATTTAGTAATGGATGACAGCCCTCGAGAGTATTCACCAGTGCCTGACGGCTGGTACGACGCTCGGATTATGGGCGCTGAGATTAAAGTAACCAAGCAGGGAAACGGGCGTTATATTGCTTGCAGGTATGATATTATTGGTGGTGACTATAGTGGTCGAGTTATCTTCGGGAACATTACTATCAACAATAAAAGCGCAGCAGCTGAAGGGATTGGTAGGAAACAGTTAAGCCAGATTGCAATGGCTGGTGGAATGTCTGCGTTACCGAAAGACAGCGATGAGCTAGTCGGCATCGATCTTAAAATCAAAGTCACAATTAGAGCTGCAACTGAACAGTGGCCTGCGAGCAATGATGTTAAAGACTGGAAACCAATGGACGGTGGATCTGCAATGCCAACGCCGCCCAAAAAATCCAACGGTGCAACTGCGCCTTGGGCTAAATAAACAGAGGGCTTCGGCCCTCTTTTTTTTAAAGGTTTTTTTATGAACAATAAAACTAATGTATTAGAGCTAACGGATTCAGAGCTTGGTATGCTCGACGAATTAGCTTTCAATGGGGCATCTGAATTAAATTATTTATTTTCTCAAAACCAAAAAGATAAAGTTAAAAAAGTAATGGGCAAAATAGAGTATGCCCTCTATTTAAAAATGAAAAGGAAAAGCGGAAAACCAAATTTACATCTTGATAAATTGTTAGGAAAAATAAAAGGATTTGAATGAGCAAAATCGTAGAGTTGATTGACAGATACCACCAAGAGAAAACTGATACGCAGCGTGGACACATGGGCGGCAGTTTGCTCGGAAATAAGTGCGAAAGAGCGCTTTGGTACTTGTTCAGATGGACGTTCAAAGAAAACTTTCCCGGTCGCATCCGCCGCCTTTTCCGTCGAGGCCACGATGAGGAACGCACCATTGTCAGTGACCTGCGAGCAATCGGAATTGATATCCGTGACGTTGGCAACAATCAGGCGCGAGTTGATTTTGGCGGACACGTTAGCGGATCAGTTGATGGCGTGATCAAGAGCGGCGTCCCCGGTCATGAAATGGAAGAATTTTTAGCAGAGTTTAAAACGCACAACAAACGTTCTTTTGACGCCGTGTCGAGGAAAGGCGTTCAAGAGTCCAAGCCTATGCACTACGCACAGATGCAGGTTTATATGCTTGGGAAAGAAATACATAAATCTTTGTACGTCGCCGTGTGCAAAGACAACGACGAGATGTACACCGAGATCGTTGAGTTCGACAAAGAGTTTGCCGAGCGTTTACTGCGTAAGGGAGAATGGATTGCGACCTCGATGGAAGCGCCGCCAAGATTGTCGAGCGATCCAACTTGGTTTGCCTGCAAGATGTGTCCGGCGAAACATATCTGCCACGAAAACAAACCGACTAAGCAAATTAATTGTCGGACGTGCGCCCACTCGGAGCCGAAAGACAACGGCACTTGGACGTGCAACAGACACAACGCAGATAATATTCCCGAGGATTTTCAACATAAGGGATGCGACGATCACATACTGCACAAGGACGTTGTGCCTTGGTCGAGGATGGAAGGCGACGATCCTAATGTTGTCACGTTCGAGATCAACGGTCAGTTCATTAAGAACGGCAATGGAAAAGATTGTTTTGCAAGCAGTGAGCTTGTTAGCAATACGAACGCTTGTCTGAGTCCAGACGAGTTTATTGGAAACCTAAGATCTAACTTTGGAGGCAAGATATCAGGATGATTAAGACAGACATAGAAAGCACATTGGCAGAGCGTCACGGGCAATACGGACATTACACTTATGTTAGTAAAACCAGCCAGCTGTTAAAACGAACTATTCGAGAATCGCCAAATTACAAAACCATGCCAGCGTACATGAACGAAAGTCTCGACATGATATGCAACAAACTGGCTCGTATCTTGTGCGGCAATTATTTTCTTCGTGACTCATGGCTCGACATAGAGGGCTACGCAAAATTAGTAACCGATGAACTGGACAAATTAGATGCTCAGGAAGTACCAGAAATTAGCGATTGATCAACTCTACGAATGGTTTCGGTTTAACAGGCACGGGAATCCGTGCATTGTTTTGCCGACCGGAAGTGGAAAGTCGCACGTTGTCGCCGCGATATGTCAGGACTCCATCAAAAGATGGCCTGACACTCGTATACTAATGGCGACGCACGTCAAGGAATTAATCGAGCAGAATGCGGAAAAGATGCTTTTGCACTGGCCCGACGCACCGCTTGGCATCTACTCAGCAGGAATTGGGCGTAAAGAATCCCATTGCAAAATCACCTTTGCTGGGATTCAGTCTATCAGAAACAAGGCCCACGAAATAGGTCATATTGACTTGATGATTGTTGATGAGGCGCACCTGATATCTCATAACACGGATACCAGTTACCGTAAACTAATTGATGCGCTCAAGATTATTAATCCTGCGCTGCGCGTTGTCGGACTGACTGCAACGCCATACAGACTTGGTCACGGGATGCTGACCGATGATGAAGGCATATTCCATGACCTGATCGAGCCGACCAGTATCGAGGCGTTGGTTGAGGATAAATACCTCGCGCCGCTACGCTCTAAATTGACAGGCACACAACTAAGCGTAAAAGGCGTACACCGTCGAGGCGGCGAGTTTATCGAGAAAGAACTGCAAGCCGCAGTTAATAAGTCGCACACAAACGCGGAAGTCGTGCGCGAAGTGATTAAATTGGCTGGCGACCGCAAGGCTTGGTTGTTCTTTTGCGCTGGCGTAGACCACGCTCACGCCATTAAAGACATGCTGGTGGACTCTGGCATCCCTGCGGAATGCATCACCGGAGAGACGCCTAAAATCGAGCGAGAGCGCATGATTGCTGACTTCAAGTCTGGACGCCTGAGAGCGCTCACAAACGCCAATGTATTGACCACCGGCTTCGACTATCCAGACATCGACTTAATCGCCATGATAAGGCCTACGATGTCTGCTGGGCTGTATGTGCAGATGGCTGGGCGTGGTATGCGCATTAAGAGCCACACCGATCACTGTTTGGTGCTAGATTTTGCTGGCGTTGTACAGATGCACGGGCCGATTACAAA